TGACAAATTAGTCCTTCAATGGGAACCTAAAATCCAAAAAATGTTATCTACTACAGATATTATTGGAATGGACCGTGAAGACATAGCTCAAGAGCTGAGAATTGCCTTAGTAAAATCGGCTAAGAAATTTGACGAAACTAAAGGAGTATTATTCCATACATATTTACACACATCTTTAGTAAATACAATACGTACCCTAATTACTAAAGCGCAAAGAATACCTATATCAAGAAGTTTAGATGAAACATATAACGGAGATAATTTTCATGTATCAGCTAAAATTTTACAGGCCCTTATTAATCCTGTAGATGCTTTAGAAGAAACTGAAATTTCTTTGTGGTTAGAAAACCAAGAGCTAGCAAACAATGAGAAATATTTTTTAGAGCTAAAGTTAAAAGGTTTGACTATGGATGAAATCACCGTAAAGCTAAGACACGAGTTTATAAAAAGAGTTTTATTTTTTGCAGACCTTTATCAAAGTTATTATCAAAAGTCAGACTTAATATTTTTTAGACATCTAGCTGATAAAGTATTAGACTTTTACAGTTCATCTTACAAAGTTAGGGAAAACATAAAAACCAAACTAATACAAAGAATGGAGCAAGAAAATGCCCAGAAGGAAGAGGCTCAGAGGGAAACTAATACAGAAAACGAAACCCAAAGAGAAAGAATCGCAAAAATTTAAAATAATTGCTGAAAACCTAAATCCACAAAATTTCTGGGTTTTTGGTGAGTACTCATCTTTTGACATTGCTAAGGAAGAAATTGACAAACTGCATACACCTGATGTAAATTATTATATATATTCAGATTTAAATACAGTTTTATACACAAAGATAGGCGAATAGATTGGCAAGCCCAAGTTATGAATTTATAGAGTCGGCCATAATATTTGGTTTAAACGACTCTGACAAGTTAAAAGAATTTAATTATCATTCCAATGATTTTGCAAAGCATGGGGATGCGTTCAAGTTTATTGGGGATTATTTAGATAAGTACAATAACTTTCCTACTGAAGAGGTGCTTATAGAAAATTTTCCTACCTTAGACCCAACTGCGAAGTCGCAGACGTTCTCATACGCACTAGACATGTTTAAAAGCCAAGTCTTACAACGAGCCGTGGTTAGAACAGTGCAACAGCAAAGGGAATTAGTAAAAGAAAACCCTAAACAAGCAATAGCTAATATTATGAGTGGGTTATCTGACGTTGATTTAGTATATGACGAAGATATTAAGACGTATGATGCTGGTACAACAGAAAGAGTACAGGAGTGGGAGAGCAGAAAAACACGTAGGAAAATGGGTGAAGGGCTTATGGGTGTACCTACTAGCTTTAAATTCATAAACCAAAATGGTATAGGCTGGCAACCCGGAGAACTTATAGCAGCATTTGCTCGACCAACAGTAGGTAAAACATGGTTATGTGTACATTCAGCAGCTACTGCAGTGCATAATGGGTATAAAACACTACTAATATCTACAGAAATGCCTAATCCACAGATTGTTATGCGTTTAGACGTGGCGCTGGCTAAAATGAAAGGTTACAATTTTTCCCATAGAGCTATACGTCATGGTGATGACATGGATATAGACTCTTATATAAAGTTCCTAAAAGAATCAAATAAGCATTCTTTATTGATTTGTGATGGTATTGCAGGTCAAACAGGAATATCTCTCGAATCAATCGCAGGATTGATAAGAAAACATAACCCTAAATTTGTTGTTATTGATGGTGTGTATTTACTGACAACAAAAGATACAGATAAAGCTGCTTGGGAGCAGTCACATGGTATTTTTTATGGGTTAAAAAATTTAGCAATATCTACAAATACTCCAATTATGGTATCAACACAAGCTAACAGGGATGCCTCTAATGAATTTATGCCACCATCAGCTGCGCAAGTAGCTTTTGGGGACGCATTGATTAGAGCAGCCGATGTAGCAGTTGCGATGGCTAAGGTCGAAGACTATGACGATAAGAGGTTAATACACTTTGCGAAATATCGAGATGGTGAGTTAGCGCATGATAGGTTGTATATGCAGTGGGGTGTAGATAATGGTACAATACACGAACTAACCGACTTTGAAGTCGAGTATGAATAGGAGGCCTATAATGGGTATTTTTTCATGGTTAGGTGGCACTAGTGAAGATGACATAGTAGTCACAACAGGAAAAAGTAAAGGTAGAGGAAAACCAATAACAAAAATTACAGTTGGTGACATCAGAAACAGAAGAGTTGTTGATGAAAACGGATTTGTAAATAAAGTTGTGTTATTTCTTACTACTACAAAAAGGAAACAAGATTGATTGATTGGCATTCTATCCTTTTGAAATATGGTATCTCTGTAGAAAACACTGAAGAAGTAATGATAAGTTGCCCTTTTCACGAAGACAGACGAGAATCTTGCGCCCTAAATTTAGAAAAAGGTGTGTGGATTTGTTTTGCTGGTTGTGGACAAGGCGGCTTAAAAGGGTTTATAAAAGAATATTCAGGTAAATCTTGGAATGAGATAAATGCAGAAATACAAGAAGAAGAGCTTGACTTAGACTGGAATTTCTTAGATGAACTAACAGTTGAAGAAAAGCCAATTTCATATGAAGAACCCGAAGGACTGGAAGATATGCCAAGTAACCATTGGATTTATGAAAGGGGTTTTGATAAATCTACTATAAAACGATGGGATTGCAGGACTAATAAATACTTAGATTTTATGATACCTGTAAAAAATATAGATAACGAAGTGTTGGGTTGGATAGCAAGAAGAAGAAATGCTATTCCTAAATACATGTACTCCAAAGGATTTGCTAAAGCGCAAACACTCTTTGGTATAAACCAAATACTAGATACAAATAAAATTTATTTAGTAGAAGGTGCATTAGATTGTATGTGGTTGAATCAACACGGATATTCTAGTTTAGCCATTTTGGGAGCAAGTATCTCCCGAAAACAAGTAGAGTTGATAAGTTCCTTACGACCATCAGAAGTTGTGTTGTCACTAGACAATGACGCTGCTGGGCAAAAAGGGATAAACAAAGCTACGGTTGACATGAACAATCGTTTTTTGTTATCATATTTAAGGTTACCCAAAAATTATAAAGATGTCCAAGAAATTAGAAATACCGAGACATTACACAAGGTAATAAAAAATACAACAATCTTTTAATAGGAGAACAAATGAGTGGTATAGCACGAATACAAAAAAGAATAGATGAGACTAGGAGACCCGCTTCTGCTAACAATGCTCCCGGAAGGGAACTTTGGTTCAGAGATGGGGACCAAGTATTTATGTCTTCAATAGCTACTGGAGCTGAAGACGATAAGTTTTTAGACGAAATTTATCTATACACCCTAAGAGTAGGGAATGGATTTACAAACGTTCTAAAAGATGACAGGGTGGACACAAGTGCCATCCCAGACGAGAACAGACCGTCACACAAGTTTGCTATATGGGCATACGTACACAACGTAATCCATACAGAAAAACGAAATGACGATTGGGAAGAAGTTGAAGGGCCTGCTGGCAAGAAAATGTATAGAGAAGATATAAACGATTTTAGAATTATATCTCTAAGCTTTGGAAGAAGCGACTATATATGGAATCAGCTAGTAGACGTTTATAGTGACTGGGGCGCTTTGAATAAAGGCGTTATAAGAGTCAAAAGAACAGGACAAGGGATGTATGACACATCTTACTCAATTACAGCTACTCCAAAACAGGATACAATTCCTGAAGACAAGATGGCTGAACTTGATGACCTTCCACTAATCAAAGATTATTTCTTTGAAAGATACGGCACATTTACACTGCCCGAAGGTGGATTGACTGAAGACAAAGACGACGACGAACTTTTTTAAGAAAGTTTTGTTTTGTCAGTAGTTACGAATAGTTCCTTTCAACACGACATTAATTCACTGAGGTCGGTATTAGAGGTAGCACCGACCTTGGTGGTTGATGTTGAAACAAATGGACTGGAACCATATAAATCCAATCAAATTTGCGGGGTAGGAGTTGGTGAACCAAATCATTTAGGTTTGATGCAATACTACCCATTCAGACATCATCAAGGTGAAAACCTTACTTTCGAGAAGTTACAACAACTTATTAATCTTTTAAACGAGTCAGTAAAAACTTATATTGGTTACAACATAAAGTTTGACTTACATTTTTTACACAATGAGGGCTTAGAAGTTTTATCAAAAAAACTAGTTGATGTTATCGTCATGGCACGTCTAATTGAGCACTCGGAAATAAAAGAACTTGGGTTGACCCCTACAGGTAAAAGAAGAGTAGGACAAGAAGCAGTTCAGTATGATATTGACACTAAAA